TTTACCGAAGTATCAGCCAATATAAGTTGACCTTCCCTATTCTCAATCACTAAATCACGTTTTAATCTATCTACTATCTTATAAGTGATTGCATCCATATCACAATAGAGTACATTCTCATTTACTTGCGTACTAAATCCCGCCTCAACTTGCGTAAAAGTTAGGATATAATATCGTATTAAATGCCAAAAGTCTTTTTTTCTTGCATCAGTATAATCATTCACTTTTGCATAGCCTAAATGCTTAACTTTTACATTAACGTAATCATTTGCCCATTTATAAAAAGTTGGTTGCGTAAATGGACTATAATTGCTCACCCAAAACTGATGATACCATTGGCTGTAACTTTCAGCAGTTGGAGTGCCGGATAAGAATATCATCGGCAAATGTCCGTACATTTTTTTGAATAGTTTGGCTGTTGCGTTTGGCTTTGGAAATGCTCCAAATCGGTGATGTTCATCGTGAATGATTAAATCAAAATTGCATGAAATTTTATGTAAACTTTCATCATTAGCAATAGTTAAATGATAAGTAAATCCAAAGTTGTCGTAATCCGCTTGAATGCTGGGGATGGCTTTCTTTTTTGTTAAAAACAATACTTGCTTTGCTGCAAATAATTCAGCAGTCTGCAAAGCTGTAATTGTTTTCCCGGTTCTAACTTCCATCGCCAGGTACACAATCTTTTTTCGATGCAATATTTCAGCAGCATCTTTTGAAAGTCTTGTTTGATAGTTTCTTAATTCCATAATCAAAAAGGTATATCGTCATTTTCTATTTCTTTACTTTCAAATCCTGATACTGCAAACTTTCTGATACCACCATTGGTGCTATCCTCACGCTTCCATTGTTTAAAATCAAAATATGTTCCTAACCAACGACCAAACCAACTTACGTTCATTGATCTTGGAACTTCCCTATGGCCATCATTATATGCACTCATTATTTCTTTAGTAGCGTAAAAATGATTTTCTTGCCATAAGAACTCATTTTCGCAAAAGTCAAAAAAATCTTCACAAGTGTTGGCGATAATCTTTTTAGTTTTACCTGTTTTCAATTCAGAAAATAAAAGGCCATTATTAAAATATTTCTGAATGTTCCCAATCATATAATTAAAAAATGCATCCCATTCCTTTTTTTCCCATTGGCTGAAAAATAATTTACCAAACTCATTTATTGGTTTATAAGTTTTGGAATAATGTCTGTATAATTCAATCTCTATTTTACGAGCATCGTGGCTATCTCCAACACCGGATAAAATATAGTTTGATGTGAACATAATCTTCGGACTTTTTGAGAATGGTATTTCAATCGGCTGTAAGTTCTTTTTGTTTAAAGTTAAATTTCCTGTTATAATACTAAACAAAGTTTCAAATTTAAAACTGCGCTCCATATCATCAAAGCAAATAATGTTATCATCCAGGTTAATTGTTTGATATGGAAATTGACCTTTGTTATTAAATTCCTTACCATTTAAAGTTACCAATTTTCTACATTGGCTCAATGCTTTTGATATAAGTGTTTTACCTGTTCGGCCACTTGGATTATCATTTAAGGTTTCATCATAGAAAATAATAGCCAAACCCTCATCTTGCTTTTTATAATTGTTTAAAAGATATCCCAATGATGTTTCAATTACCAATTTACGATTTGTATCATTATTAGAAACGTTCAAAATGAACTTTTCAAAATCTGAAGTTAAATTAGATTCATTGTAATTATGTGGGATGATATTCTTTTGCCAAACAAAGCCACCAATATTAATATAATCAATCAATTCTTTGCTGTCTTTTGTAATTTTAAGCACTCCATTCAAAAAAAACAAATAGCTTTCATTTTCATTATCTCTTATCATTGCCAAATCTTTTGTGGCCAATTGGTTTAAATAACTTTCAGAAAAGCGAGTAGTTGATTTAGCAAAGAAATTATAAACGCTCATATCAATTTCAACAACGTGATTTAATACAAAATCTTTGATATGTATTTCGTTTACCTCGTTTATAATATTATTGTAAACCTTAACAAATGTAAACTCCTGCTCATTTAATTGTACTTTATAAAACCCTCTATTTTCTAAAAATAATTTAAACTTATAATCGTTTAAAGATAATTTACCATTTTTATCAGTATCCCAAAATATTAAAAAATCATCTTCAAAATCAAAGTCAACCAATTCCTCAATATCGCCATCTGTTAATCCTTCTTTGCGAAATTGTTTCTTGGCTTTTTGAACTCCCTTTTTTAGCACTTCTTGTGCCTCCCTCACTTTATTATCGTCAACTAATGTAAGACTGTCAAATTCATTTGTGTTTTTATAAGCACTTTTTATTATCAATTCCAATTCGCTATCGCTTAAACCGGCAGAATAATAACTTTTAAACATTTGGATTGCCTCATCACTTGGCAACCCTGCACGATTTAAACCACAAGCTAATTTGAAAAGATTATTATTTCTCTCTCCGGCATTTAGAGTAAACTTTTTATTGAACCATTTAACAATCACATCAACCTTTTTATTGGTATCAGTTATTTGAAAGTATGTTGGATAGTTATTTTTGCGAGTTACCTCTGTAAATTCTTGCATCAACACCCATTCTTTTGAGTTATGATTTATAAATAAGTTTGGATCGTAACTCTCATAACAAACTCTTGAAATGTCTTTTGTCTTTGTGTCTAATTTAGAGTCAAATGTTTCACATATTGCCTCATAATATTTTTTATAATTGGCAATATCTTTAGGCACTTTCACAAGTGCTTTCACTCCATTACCTGATGGACTGATAAATGCAGAGTAAATATACTCATTGTCCTGTAAACTATCACGCAAACAAACAGCATCATCAACATCGTCAAAATCTAAACAAGCAAAGCCGGAATGATTGATTATATTTTTTGCAGCTCGTCTTGAAAACTCACCACTAAAACAAACAGAAACTAATTTTGATTTAGCCATGTTACGTTTTTCTTTGTCGGTTTCGTTTCTAATAGCTTCTATTTTTTTAGCATTAGAACCATCCTTAAAAGAATTTAACACCTCGTCAATTTCTTTGTAAAATGGATTTTCTGTGTCGGTTATTTTTGAAAATACTGTTACCATCTTTCGTAAGTATAAAAATAAACACCATTTACACAATTGGTAAAATTAAATTCAATGAACCAAAAATCGTAATCAAATCTAATTTGTTTTGGAATACCATTTTTTAGACCTAAAGATTGCAATAAAATATTATATGCAGTCTTGTGAACAATTTTTTGACTTTCTTGACTTGGAAAGTCATTGTCAAATACATCCTTATTTGTAATAAATAACTTCATAGTTTAAATAAATTAATTAATAATACAGCAAATATAATAAAAAAAACAGCAACTAAAAAAAACCTATAATTGATTATCAATCATTTACGTTTTCAATACACCAAAACACAAAAAAAAGCCTATATCTTATATATATATTTAAAAAGCATATAAAAAAAATATTTTTTTGTCAAAAAAGTTTAAAAAATGCTGTTTTGCTGTTTTTTATTTTATAAGTTGTTGATTTTCAAATTTAAAAGTAAAACAGCATTTTGTTAGAATGCTGTTTTTTTGTTGTTTTTCCTGTATTAAAACGGAATTTCATCTTCAAATTCCGCAGCTTCTTGCGATTCATTAAAGTCATTGGCAATGTCTCCATTTAAAACAACCTCAATATCGTTTACATCTTGTTTAACTAAATAGGTTTTAAGGTATGCCTCTAAAATATCAAAGCAATCATCGGCCATGTTACATTCTTTATCCGTTAAAGACTTTTCGAACACAAAGTTTGGCATTGAATATTTAACAGCACCTTTTTTGCCATCTTTGGTATCTTTGACAATAACCCACTCATCAGCTAACCTGGAGCGTGTCTTTTGCGTAAAATCACCCCATTGTTGCGTGGCACTTCCTTTTAATTGAATATTGGCCAATGATCCATCTTCAAGCATAATATAAATGCTTCTTGTATAATGGCCTCCGGCTGCAATAATTTTATCTTTAATATCTTTATAAAGACCTTTGGCAATTTCATTTCCTTTGAATGGCTTAACAGTCATTTCTTCTTTTGAAATAAATTTAACCTCATTGGAATAAATGCTACTACTTGTGGCATCATTCCAACCTTTAACAGTATGCAGTTCATCAAGAACTAAAAACTTAAAAGGTAAAGGAATTTGAACGTTCTCCTGTTTCTCTTTGTCATAGTAAGAAAAGCATTTGTCGTTTGATTTCCACTCGATAAACTTTGTTGCGGGATTGGATTGTGGCGTTTGAAACGCCTGTTTTCGATTACTCATAATATTATTATTTATTTGTGGTTTGAAATTAAGATGCCCAAACCTTGCATCTGTTAATATTATTTTATAAATTTACTCTATTTTTTATTAATTACCAAGAAATAGCTAAAGTATCTTTGCGTGGTGATGTGCTTACTCTTGTTACTTCAACACCATCATCATCGTAAATACTTGAATTAGACTTTAACGCTACCTTCAGGAGCATTTCCCTTTCGTTTAGTTTTTCTTTGATTTCTGACCATTTAAAATCATCTTTATAGTTTATGGTTTCACCACCATTTCTAAACGTTCCTTTAAGGCCAAATGCCTCAAAGTTTTCTTGTGGCACTACTTCTAAAATTTTAGCAGTAATTACATCGAGTGCTTCTTGCATTCTTTTAGCCTGGGCCAGGAGTTCGTACTTGTCAACCTCGCCTCCATCTATAACATCAGTTATAAATTTTGTCGCAGAGAATTGAATCTCTTTTTTGTTTGGCAAAAAGTTCTGTGTTTGAACTTCTTGCTCTCTCATTAGTTGGAATAAATCTTTACTCATAAAATAGGTCTGATAAATTAGTTATTGAAAAGCTTTTGTTACTCGTGTTTAAAACCAATGTATAAGCATCCGATATTGTCAGCAAGGAATATAAATAATTATCCTCTAATGCTTTTACTAATCTTGCATGGGAGTTTGGATAAATTTCTTTCATCACTTCCAACTGCTCTTTGTGTTCTTCTTTTAAATTTTCAAATAGTGTTTTCATAATAGTTTAAATAAAAATCCCTTCCAATTCAAACGAGGTCAGTCGTAAGGTCAGAAGGGAATTAGTTATGTTTTGGTTTAGAGTTCTGACCAACTCGTTTGCAAATATAGTAATTTATAATTAATAAACAAATTTATTTTTTAATTCTAAATTCATCTAAATCTTTGTTCCATTTGATCCGCAATCTTTCACGTTCTTTGCTTGGAACTGATATTGGCAACACAACCGCCACATCGTCAATAAATGCTTTTGGTCTGCCTCCTAAATTTTTTTCTTTTTTCATATTATTCTTCTTTAAAATTTTCTAACCATTGTTTAAATGTAATTGGCTTATATGCTGAACTACTAAATTGGAAACGCATATTTTGATCCGATGAGTTCCAGGCGCATTCTAACTGTTCCTTTTCCATTTCTTTTGCACGTTTAAATAAAGCTTCTATATCTGCTCTTGTGTTCCAAACAAATTTACCATTTGGATATTGCTCTGTTAAGCAATCTTCTAACCATTCTACTGCTGTCATATTATTTTACCTTTTACGTTATCCAATTCCTCTTGTAGTTTCACTTTATAATTTGACAATAATTGTCCTTTTGAGTTATAAACTTCATGAACAGTTATTTCAAAAAGTATGAAATCACATTCACCTGTTTCCGGTGGATTGAAATAATTGCCGGTACATGGCTTACGATAAACCTCAACCTCAACCTCGAAATCAACTACTGCAATGCAATTAAAATCATTGTCATAAATTTCAAAGCCTTTGGAGTTAATATAGTAATCAAACCAATTATAATTCTCATTACAAAAATCTTTGATGCTGTCTAATATTAAATTTTTCATAATAGATTAGTTATAATTAGTAATGCAAAAAACAATACTGCTATTCCAATAGCGCATTTCAATCCGGTCTTTAAGACAAAGTCTAATTCTTTTTTTTCTTGATCTGTCATTTTCTTTTAAATTCAATGTTAAACAATCCGAAATCAAAACTTCGAGGCTCTACATAAGCCGGGAATCGATAGTTATACATTTCCTTTATTTCTGAAGCTCGTTTCTTAAAACTGCTCTTGTGTTTCTGTGGTTGTGATAAATCCACTAAATCGTAGTTCACATTTGCCATGTCTATACCTAAACTTTTGGCCTTGTTATAAAACTTTTGTTTTGCTCTGATACTCATAATTAATATAAAAATCGGGTTAAAAAATATACTGCAATAATTCCTATTGCGTAAACTTGGTACTTCTGTTTTGATAAAAATGTTTTCATAATTTTTGATTTAATAATTAATAATAAACAAATATAGTTATTTATAATAAACTACCAAACATTTTTCTAATTATTTTTTATATATCTTTGTTTTTATGAAGCAGCCACGTGTTTTAATTCAAACGGAAGAAGATCAGGAATACAGAAACTTCGATTTTGTTATCTCTGATGTCAATGGTTGTTATGTGATTGACAGCGAAACAATGTGTTTGGTTTTAAATGGAACTGACTTTATATTGGAATTCAATGGAGAGCTTTACGATGAAATTAAAAAGAATATAGCTATTAGAAACTTAATGGATAAGAACTAAATGCTTGAAGAATTAGCAAAGCGAGATAAAGATTGGCGAAAGATGGCATTTCACATTTGTAAATGTCATGATACCGCTGACGATATTGTCCAGGACATGTATCTTAAATTTGCTAACTACGATAAAAAGGTGAATGATTTTTATATTTACTTTGCCATTAAATCAATTTGGCTTGACAGATTAAAAGACAAAAAAACAAAAACAGTTGAACTAATTGATAATTTTAATATCTTCGCTGATACTTACGATTTTGAATTAGACGAAATTAAAGAAATAACATTAAAAAAAGTAAAACAATTACCTTTTTTTGAACGTGAGCTTTTAATAGTAACAACCCAAGAGATGAGCCAACGAGAACTATCTCGACAAACCGGCATAAATTTATTGGTAATTCAGAAAACGGTTAAAAAAACAAAACAGGAAATATGGGACGACGTAAAAAAATTACAGGAGCGGGAGATATAATTGCATCCATAACTGAGGCCATTGGAATTGAAGAATGTGATGACTGCACTAAAAGAAAAGAAAAGCTAAACAGACTATTCCCGATTGGCGCATTGGAATTAGAAGATGACGAGAGAGAATATTTAACCACATTATTCGCATCCAATCCAACTGAACTAAATAAAGAAATGCAACATAAAATCTCAAGCATTTATTTTAGATGCTACCGAGTGAAGCCATTTGATCCATGCACTAATTGTTCGGGAGTTTGGAAGTCATTTATTAATAAACTAAAGAAGTTGTTATAAAGAAATTAACTAATTAATTTATATTAATTATGGATAATAGAGCAAATAATGGCGGACATAGTACAGCAGGGAAAGCCGGAAGGCCATCACAAAGAGATGAATTAAAAGCGATTGATTTAGCAAGTCCACACATTGAAAGTGCGTTTAGAACTATTGCAGAAATAATGATTAATCCTGATGAAAATTCAAAAGATAGAATAACAGCAGCAAAAATTCTAATTGAATATGGATGCGGTAAACCAAAAGAAACTGTTGACCAAAATGTAAATATTAATAACTTTGATTTAAAAGATATTATTAAATTTAAAGAGTGATCACTCTCAATAATAAATACAAACCATTATTTGAGAATGATACTCGTTACTTTATTGTAACAGGAGGTCGAGGTTCAAGTAAATCTTTTGGCGTAGGGACATTTACCAACCTCTTATCATTTGAGCATGGACATAAAATATTATTTACTCGTCAGACAATGACAAGTGCGCATCTTTCAATTATACCGGAGTTCCAAGAAAAGATCGATTTGATGCAGCTCAATGAATTATTTGAGGTAACTAAATCTGAAATAAAGAATAAGCAATCCAATAGCGAAATTATATTTAAAGGGATAAGAACTTCAAGCGGGGATCAAACTGCAAACCTTAAATCGCTCCAGGGAGTTACGACATGGGTACTTGATGAAGCGGAAGAACTAACTGACGAAAGCACCTTTGACAAAATCAATTTATCTATCCGGCAAAAGGGCAAACAGAACAGGGTCATTCTAATTCTTAACCCAAGCACGAAAGAACATTGGATTTATAAAAAGTTTTTTGAAGAGCGTGGAGTTCAAGAAGGATTCAATGGAGTTAAAGACGATGTAACTTATATACATACCACATACGAGGATAACCTCGATAACCTTGACCAATCTTTTATAAATGAAATACTGCGCATAAAAGAAATCAATCCACAAAAGTACAAACACCAAATACTCGGTGGATGGCTTAACAAAGCGGAAGGAGTTGTTTTCAATAATTGGCGAATTGATAACTTTGAAGAAGTAGGAACTGTAATATTTGGACAGGATTTCGGGTTTTCCGTAGATCCAACTTCTTTAATAAAAGTATCAATCGACAAATCTAAAAAGCGCATTTATGCAAAGGAATATCTTTATAAGACATCGTTAACCACAAGCGATATTTATAATGAAAATTTACGATACTGTAATCGGTCTTTAATTGTAGCTGATAGCGCAGAGCCAAGACTTATTCAAGAATTAAAGAGCAGAGGTTTAAATATAAAAGGAATTAAAAAGCCAACTATAATTGAGCGGATTGCCTTGGTACAAGATTACGAATTGATAATTGACAGCGAAAGCTCCAACTTAATTAAAGAGTTGAATAATTACGTTTGGCACGATAAGAAAAGCCAAACACCTATTGACGATTACAATCACTTACTCGATGCGCTTGGTTATGCTGTTTGGGATTTAATCGGTAGCTCTCGCAAATCAATTTCTGATTTTAGATAAAATCAAAACGCTTTTTTGTCGTTATATTGGTATGAAGATAAACATACCAACAAGATTACTTGATATTACACTAAATCAATTTGTCGAGTTTCAAAACTCGGAGCAGACTAATCAGGATTTAGTATCAATCTTTTGCGAGATTGAAAACACAAACCTATTGCAGTTAAAAGACTTTCAAGAGATAACTGAAATAGTTAATAAGACTTTAAGCATTGATCCTAATTTTCATCGCAGATTTGTTTACAAAGGTGTTCATTATGGATTCATTCCAAAGTTAGATAACCTTTCAACTGCTGAATATATCGATTTGGAAATGTATATGGCCAAGCCTGAAACGTTTTACAAAGCGATGTCAATATTATATCGCCCTGTTGTAAAGTTTAAGCGTAATTGGTTTAAAAGAACAGAGCCATTTTATGATATTGCTCCTTATACCGGCACTCATGAATTATTTAAAGATGCTCCAAGTGAGTATTATTTTGGGGCGTGTGCTTTTTTTTTCGCTTTACTGAAAGACTTAGGAAATTACACAGTGGATTATTCGATGTCTATTTTGAAAAAGAGCAAACAAGGGAGAGCCTATTTAACGCAAAGTGGGGTTGGTACGTTAGCATTCGAGCTTTAGCAGAATTAAACCACAAAGAAGAAGAAGAGGTATTGGAATATCCAATTACAAAAACGTTAAGGATATTGGAATTTGAAAAAGAAAAGGCAGAGTGTGCAACTGAAATGATTAAAAAGCAAAACAAATGAGAGGATTTTATTTAACGATTGAACTACTAAAAGAGTTACTGCAAGAGGATGTAAATGTGCATACTATTGTACATGGGTTAAAGTCCGGAATGGATATAAATAAAAAAAATATATTCCCTTTAGCGCATTTGCAAGTTACATCTTCAACTGCTGACAATCAATTTATATCTTTTACGTTTGAGGTTGCTGTAGTGGATTTGAGAAATATAAGTAAAAAAATAGTAACTGATAAATGGTTACAAAATGATAACGAGTTGGATAATCTTAACACCTGCCATGCTGTTTTAAATAGATTGGTTACAAAGTTAAGACTTCAAAATAATGCTGATAAAATAGAATTAAATAACATCCCTACATTAACGCCTATCATATTTGAAGATATGAATTTGTTGGATGGGTGGCGTACTGAATTGGAACTGATAATTCCTAATAACGAGATTAATGTCTGTACCTAAAAAGCAAACCGAAATAGCATTGAAGCAATTTATTAATGAGGTTGTTTCAAAAGCACGTACAAATTTAGCACGTAAGGGTAAAAACGCAACAGGTAATTTATCGAAGTCAATTAGTGGCAATTTTAAAGTAAGTCCTAATAGTTTTGAGATTTCATTTTCGATGGAAGATTATGGAACGTTTCAGGACTTGGGGGTTAAGGGTGCAAGGTCAAGCAAAAAAGCGCCAAACAGTCCGTATAAATTTGGAACAGGAACAGCACCGAAAGGAATGTTTAAAACCGCTATTAATGCATGGGTAATTAGAAAAGGAATTGCACCGAGAGCAAATGGCAAGTTTGCAAGTAGATCACAAATGTTATTCAATATTAGAAGGTCAATTTTTAACACAGGATTAAGGCCGAGTTTGTTTTTTACTGATGCCTTTGAAGTTGGATTTAAAGGATTAGACAATACAATATTAGAGGCATACGGATTAGATGTTGAAACGTTTTTAAAATATAGTTTAGAAGATAATGGGAAAAAGGCTTAATATAATTTTAGATACCAACCCTACAAATGGAGTAAGTTTTTTATTTTCCGTTAATGTGGTTAGCGAATATCAAACCAATTATTTTAGCGGAGTTTTTAAAACCACTCCGGTAAATACAGACGATATATTAATTGGAGTTGATGCTAACGCTTCAGCAACAAATTTACTTACATATTTACAAGCATTTGCAGTTCCCGATTATATTACTTTTACAAGAACTGCTAATATAGTCCATTGTGATGTTGAGCCTGACAATTCAAGTGAAGGCAATATCAATATAAGTTACAGCGGAACTGCCGGTATTACTTATGAAATAATTAACACCAATGTTGAGTTAGAATTAACTTATGCTTTAGTAAGAAGCACTTATTCTTTACGCATAACTCCAAACGTTTTATTTGATACGGTAACAATGGAGTTCTTTGCTTATAGTCCGGATGTAAATACATTGCCAACATTACCTAACTATCAACTATCAAAACAAGTTGTTCAGTTAGGCCAAAGCACAATATCTTTTGACATTAATCATTTGATAAAAGAGAATACAAATCCTGGCATTGATAATTATCTTTTGGCAGGAGTTCAACCAACGCAACCCGATGCAACATGTTGGGTAAAATATAACGCTTTGTGTTTTGATTATAACGATCAAGTTTTTCAAGTTGAAGGAACGCTTTTAGCGATGTATGGTTATGGCTATTTTAATGAGGGTTTCAATCCACAATTATCAAGCAAGGTTTTAATATCAAATAACAATCAAAGACATTTTAGAGATAATGATAACAGGTTGTATTTTATAACTGATGGATTAACATCTTTGGAAGTAAATGGAACTCCAATAACTATAACTGCAAATTTAGATTTGAATACAGAGTACATTCAAAGCATAAATTTAAAAGATTACGACACAGGCGATGTTATAACTTGTGAGTTTGTTTATGAGGATGAAACTCGCACAATTACTTACTATGTTTTAGAGGGTTGCAAATATCCGGTTATCAACTGCGTATTTATAAATAAGTTCGGATTTCCACAATCGTTTTTTCTTACGTTGGTAAACAAAATAACAGATGAAGTTGATGGTGAAGATTACAGAGGGTTGACTTCTAACTTTGGGATTTACAATACAACGGATCACCAATACAGCACGTTTAATTTAAACGGAAGAAGCGGAATTGTTTGTAATACTGATTACTTGAATGAAGTAGAAAACGAGAACGTAAAACAAATGCTATTGTCAGAGAAGAAATGGTTTATTGAAGATGGCGAGATACTTCCGGTTAATTTAGAAAGCAAATCCGTAGCGTATAAAACGCAATTAAATGACAAGTTGATACAATATTCTTTCAACTTTAAATATTCATTTGACATTATAAATAACGTACAATAATGATAGGAACTAACCTATACATATTAGATATAAACAACCCTGATAATTTTATAAAGGTTGATTTGTTTAAGGATGAAAACTTTGAGTTAAATTCAAGCGTTCAAAACATAAACGATATTTCAAAAACCTTTAGCGATTTTTCGCAGTCGTTTACAGTTCCAGCAAGTGATACCAATAATAGAATATTTCAACACTATTATAATTCTGATGTCGATGGAAGTTTTAACCCTAACATTCGTGTAAGCTCGTTGATTGAGATTGGCAGTTTGCCATTTAGATATGGACTGATTCAGTTGGAAGATGTAAAGTTAAAAAACGCTCAACCTACAAGTTATACAATTCGTTTCTTTTCAAAAGTAGTAAACCTATCTGATAGTTTTGGAGATGATGAGTTAACAGCTTTAGACTTGTCAGAGTTTGACCATGATTTTACGAGAAGTATTGTTTTTGATGCAACGCAAGATGAAAGTATAAATAATGGCGATATTTATTATCCATTAATTTCAAGCATAAGAAACTTTCAAATCGGAACAGGAAATACTGATGATATTACAAACGTTTTAGGAGAGATAAAATACACTGATTTAAAACCTGCTTTAAGAGTAATTCGAATAATAGAAGCTATTGAAAATAAATATAATATTTCATTTGATAGGGAGTTTTTAAATCGTGCTGCTTTTGGTAATTTGTTTATGTGGTTGCATTCTTATTCAGGTCAAATAAAAGTTCTTTCAACAGCATTAAGTATAGATTATACAACTTTGACAACATCAGTTGCTGGATGGAGTGTTCCAAGTCCGGAGATAAATATTACTACTAATTCGGTTGCCATAGATTGGGATACTAATTTTAGTGCTTTTAATATAAGACCAAATTATAAAAGAGCAAAAGTATTTGTTAAAATAATTACAACATCTACTTATCCTTATATTTTAGAAGTTTTCGATAATGGTGTTTTATACGCTACCTATGATAATTTATTTCAAACTACAAATACTCAAATTTACAATAAAAGAGAAGATGGAGATGCATCAAATCATTTGTTCACTTTTAAAGTTTCAAGTATAGGCGGTAATTTAACTTTTACATCTGAATTAAGATATGAAGGTTGGATATATTATTATCCTTTAGATTATCCCCCTGATTCGATTACAAAAAGAATTTTAACTGCAACTTCAGCAAGTCAAACAACAGCTAATTCAATTTTAAAAATATCTGAACAAATACCAAAATTAAAGGTTAGAGATTTTATTACTTCAATTATAAAAATGTTCAATTTGGTTTTAACACCAATTTCGAATAATAAATTTTCTTTTATTCCTTTGGATGATTGGTATAGTAAGGGTAAATTAGTTGATATTACCAAATACATAGACACGAAAGATATTACAATAAAAAAACCAAAGCTATTTAAACGAATAGACTTTAAGCATCAAAAATCAGGGCAAATATTGAATGAGCGATTTAGAGAAAACAATGGCCTTGATTTAGGTTATGGTGATTTGGCTACGACATACGATATTGATGGTGGAGAATTGAAAGTTGAAACGCAGTTCGATAACTTAATGTTTGAGCGATTAACAGATAGATCAACAGACGATATTACTAACGTTCAAGTTGGAAAGTCTATTGATAAAACTTTGCAACCTTATATCGGAAAGCCTTATTTATTTTATCGTGCCGGATATCAGTTTTATGACTTGCCAATTAAGGCTGATAGCAATCCCGATTTAGATTATACTTGGTTTACATCGACTGAAAATGATAGCATTTTTGAGCAAGTTACTCAATCGGTAAACTTTTCTGCTGATGTAAGTACGTTTTTGTACTCTGAAATAACAAATAATCTATTCAGCAACTATTGGCAGGACTATATTTCGGACTTATATTCAACAAAAAGACGATTAGGCAACTACCGAGCGCATTTACCAATAGGCAAAATGATTGATATTAACCTAAATGATAGGATACAAATAAGCGATAAGGCTTATGTTATCAACTCAATGAAGTCTAATCTCACCACAGGAGAGGTAAATTATGAACTTTTAAACTATATCGGTGCGCCTTTTAAGAGTATAAATTCAATTATACCGATTACAGTTGATACTATTGAATACTCTGTTGATACAACTGACATAAGTGCGGATGCTACTTACTACTATTTGCCACAATATTCGCCATTTGAAAATGAAATTCAGTACACAGAGCTAACTGCCACAAGTGGAGCGCAAGATTATGATTTAAAAATACTTGCCAATAGTCCTTATGTAGTTACTAAAGTAGATACAGGTGATGGTGTTGGGTGGGTTGATTTAGAAAATACTTTTGGAAATACAACTGCTTATCTTTTAATCAAAGTTTCAGAGTATACAGCTGCAATAACAAACCCAGTTTTAGAAAGAAGCATGGAATTAGAAGTAGTTATAGGATTAGACACTTTTACATTAACAATAACACAAACACAATGATAGGGAATTTAGTTGAATTATTAAACACAATGGATTTTTATAACGGAAGCGATAATATAGAATTTGCAAAAGGTGCTTATCGTTGTCCAAGAACTTTTAAAGAAACGATTAAACAATATAAGAGATGGCTATTAAGAAAACGATAGAAATAGATGTTGATGTAGTACGTGCGAATGGCGGGTTAGAAAACTTCACGCAAAATTTTAAGAAAAGCGAAGAAGCGGCCAAATCTTTAAATAAAAATTTAGATAATACAACTGATGTTGTAAAAGATGTTGGTAAAAGCACTAAAGAAGTTGAGAAAAACACAAAGACTTTAGCTGATGGTTTTAAAGGTGTAGGATTAGCAATTAAAGCTATGGGTATTGGTCTTGTGATTAGTGCTATGGGTACTTTAAAAGAAGTATTTATGAGCAATCAAAAGGTTGCTGATACTATGGCAACTGCTATGGGAACTGTTGTGAATGTATTTACTAAAGTTGTTGATGTAATTGTTTCAGTAGTTGAAAAGGTAAATAATTCAAGTAATGGATTTAAAGGATTAACAAATACTATAAGTGGTTTAATTACAATAAGTTTAGTACCTTTAAAATTAGGTTTCTATGCAATATCTTTAGCTATTGATGAAGCAAAACTTGCTTGGGAAGAAAGTTTCTTTGGTGATGGTGATGCTAAAACAATAGAAAAATTAAATAAAAGAATTTCAACTACAAAAGATAATATTGTTGAAGTTGGTAAAGATGCATTAGAAGCTGGTAAGAAAGTTGCAAATAATATTGGTACAGCTATTAGTGAAGTAGGTGCAGTTGTTGAAGGAACTATTGATGGTGTTAGTAAAATATCTATTAAAAGTGCTTATGAACAAGCAAAAGCAAATACAGAATTACAAAACACTGCAAAGTTAGCAGAAGCAAATCAAGCAAGATTAGTTGAGCAATATGATAGAGACGCAGAAAAGTTAAGGCAGGTTAGGGATGAAGAAAGAAATAGTGTTACTGATAGAATAAAAGCTAATAATGATTTAAAAAATGTTTTAAACAATCAAGAAAAAGCTATGTTGGCTCAAGCAGATGCTCAAATAAAAGCAGCAAAAGCTACAGCAGCACAAAATAATAATATAGAAAATCAAGTTGCTGTAACAAATGCTTTAGCAAATAGGGAAGGTGTATTAGCACAAATTGAAGGTTTACGTTCAGAACAAAAAGCAAATGATTTAGCACTTAATAAAGAACTTTTAGATTTAACAAAAAGCAAAAATGAAGCTGAAACACAATTAGCAATAGACCAAAAACAATTTGATGCTGAAAGATTAAAAGATGAAGAAGCAATTTTATTAGCTAAAAAATCAGCATTAGAATTTGCACAAACAAAAGAATTAGAAAGATTACAAAATGTAATTGAAACAACTAAAGCTGGAACACAAGCAAGGATAGATGCTGAAAATGAATATGCTGCTAAAAAGCAAGAAATAGAAAATCAAATTACAACTACACAAGATGAAATTGATACATATAGATTTAATAAAAAATTAGAAAAGGAACAGTTAATTATTGAAAATGATAAATTAACTTTTGAAGCAAAATTAGAAGCATTAACAGAACAAGAAAGATTAATTACTGAAGCTACTAATATATCTGAAGAAGAACGTACAAAATTATTAAAAGCAAATGCAGATGCAAGAGTTAAAATAGGTGAAGAAGAAGCAGCAGCAAAAGAAAAAGCATTACAATCAATGTCATCTGGTCTTAAAACAGCAGCAACTTTATTAGGTGAAAGTACAGCAGCTGGAAAAGCAGCAGCAATAGCAGCAACAACAATAGACACAATACAATCAGGAGTTTCAGCATTTAAAGGAATGGTGGCAGCAGTACCTGGTCCTGTTGGTATTGCTTTGGGAGCAGTTGCAGCAGCTGGTGCATTAGCTTCAGGTTACGCATCTGTTAAAAAGATTTTAGCAGTTAAAACTCCAGGCGGAGGAGGCGGAGGCGGAGGTGTAGGAGGCGGAAGCGCACCTGCTCCACCGCAATTTAATATTGTAGGTCAAAGTTCAACTAACCAATTAAGCCAAACAATTGCAGGACAGCAGAATAGACCTATACAAACTTATGTTGTGGGTAACCAAGTAAGCACACAGCAATCTCTTGACCGTAATGCGGTGGCTACATCAACTTTTGGATAAAAAAAATATATCACTAAAAAAAAAAATCGTTATATAGTTATGAAAACATACGAGTTATTTTTATCGGATGAAGAAATACAAGGGATTGACTGCATTTCAGTAGTTGGATCTCCGGCCATGGAGAGCAAGTTTATTGCTTTGGCAGAAGAAAAAAAAGTACAATTTGCTAAAATCGATAATGAAAAGAAAATCTTATTAGGGGTTGCGTTGATTCCCGAAAAAAAGATTTATCGATTTGACGAAAAAACAAAAGAAGAATACTATGTTTATTTTTCTAAAGAAACAATAAAACGTGCCTCTGAATTGTATCTTAAAAAAGGCAATCAAAGTAATGCAAATTTGGAACATTCTAAATATACTTTGAATGGAACAATCGTAGAGAGTTGGATCGTTGAAGATTTAGAAAAAGATAAAACAGCATTATACGGAATTGATGCGCCTGTTGGCAGTTGGGTTGTTGCTATGAAAATAGAAGATGAAGAGCAATGGCAATTGTGTAAAGATAACGGAAGCGGATTTTCAATAGAAGGTATGTTTGACGAAAAAGTAACATTAACAAAAGTAAATATGGATTTTAAACAAATGAAAGACGATTTGCTAAATGAGTTTAAAACTCTTTTAGGCAAACAAGTTAAATTGGCCGAATGGAAGACAGAAGATGGCAGTTTAACATTGGTAACAGAAACTGAAATGCCGGAAATAGGAGGCACTATTTCAGTTTTAACTCCTGATGGAAATGTTCCTGCTCCAATTGGAGAGTACGTTCTTAATGATGGAACTAAAATTTCAGTTGCAGAGGTTGGCATAATTGCAGAGATTTCAGCAAAAGAAGAAGAAGAAGTAGTTGAAGCACCGGTTGAAGAAATGGCTGCTCCTGCATCAGTAAACACAAGTGAGGTTTCAGATTTGAAAAATGCTAT